CTGAACCTGAAGCTCCTGCATATTGTATATCTACATCGTTATTTAAATTGTTAGAAGCTAAATTTTCTATCAAAGATACATTAGAAGCTCTAACTAATTTATCATAATCATTAGGGCCTTCTCTATAAATTTTATAGACATCACCTCCTACAAAAATATCAGCTGACAAAGTCAAGCTATCATTAGGGTTAGTATTAGTAGCAAATCCTGTAACAGTAGCACTTGAGCCTCCAGTTACGTCATCTACTGTATCTCCAACTTTAACTCCTAATGCTGCAAAATTAACTGTTGTATCAACTAACTGATTAGCTGTTGTGCCATCAGCTGTTCCTGACGCTATCTTTGTATATTGAGGAGAATAGATTCTATAAGTAGCTGCTGCCGGTAAACCTGTTCCTTGTGCTGCAGTTGGACCAATAGCTACTACCGATAATTGTGTGTCACTATCAATAGCTGTTACTATATATAGTTCTCCACCTGAAGCACTATTGGTTGTTGTGTCCCATACAATGTCGTTTACAAAAACAAATTGTGTAAATGTTTCACTACTATCAATTAACTTTAAAGTCGCTGAACCATCACCATCTGTTACTGCTCCCGCTGATGCTGTGTTTTTTAGCAACGGGAATTTTATAAATTTTTCCATAGTCATATTCATTTTAAGTTATTGCAATTGATGCAAGAGGGTTAATATTAGCGAAAGAACCAGACTCTTCTGGAACAGCTGCTCCATCTACCATGCCTTTTGGAGCATAATATTTGTCTACATGTGTCCATCCATTTTGAAGAGCTTCTACAATTTGGTTTGAAACAGCCACTTCTAAAGCAGGTGATGCTACACCCGTTGCTCCTGGCCATGTTAGGGTAACTCTTTTACCCAAACGATAATCAATAGCTACAGCAGTAGTACTTGATTGTTGTACTTTTACTACATCTGTAACTGATACCAGTTGATTTTGGCTGTTTGTGCCGTGTGCATCTAAAACTGGTATGCTTAAAAATTTTTCCATAATAATAAAGAATTAAGGGTTAATAATAATATTTATGCGTAATCAATGTTTGATACTGCGAAATCTGGTATAGCTTCATAAGCTGGCTCTGTCCAAGCTGTACTTAAAGCTGCCACTATACTTGACTGCACAAAATTTCTCATTTGGTTACCTGAATTAGTTGCAGAAGCTGCTCCTACTGAAGCATGCGTCAATGTAATTGTGTTGCCTGCACCATAAGTAATAACAGTAGTAGTGTCTGCTGCACCTCCTGCACCTACTTCAACTAATTTTACATCAGTTGCTGGAACTAATTGGTTTCCTTCGTCAGTCACAGGAATGTTTAAAAATTTTTCCATAATAATAATAATTTATAGGTTTAATAAATAAATATGATGCAAAGATACTAAATTAAATCTGTTACGATTTAAGCATTTTTAATAAAGCTTTATAAACATCTACTCCATCGTCACTTTTTAAGAAAGAACCTACCACATGATAATAGTCTTCATTAAAAGGAACTGATAACATTTTCTTTTTGTTACCTGGAATATTATAATAAACATCTTTATTATTATTTTTCAACATCAACAACTTGTTTTCAAAAAATCTTCTTACTTCATCTTCAAACTCCATTTCAGGGTCGCTTACTACTTCCATAAAAGTATGAGGATCTTTTTTAGCATAAATTAAAATATCTCTTTTTAATTCTGCTGTACTCATTTTAGCTGCAGACCTTCCAATTAATATACGACTTACTGCTAACAATTTATCTAAAGATAATTCTTGAGCCACAATTAAAGCTTGTACTTCTGCTTGTAAAATTTCTACTTCTTCTTGAGCGTCTTTTTCATTATTCACCTCTTCAAATACCATGTCTTTATGAGGATGGTAATATAAAAATTCTTGTAAAACCTGATTGTTTTTAGGTACATGAAGCATTCCGTCTTCAAAAATAATAGGCTCCATAATAGCATTACCATCTTGGTCTTCTACAAAAGGAGACTTTTGATTACGTGCATAACGTAATTGTTTATTAGTTCCTGTTTCATCATCAAAATAAAGTAAAGGTGATCTTCGTGAATGATGCGAAGCTAACATATAAGTTAAAGGTGCTGCATCTCTTTTAAGACGATATGTCTTAGCTGTGTAAATTTTTTTCTTTGTTTTCATTTTATTATAATTTAATTAAAGTTAAAAATAAAAGGGAGGTTACTCAGAGAACGTTTGCATGTATGCCTTTCGCCTCCCTTTAATTATTTATGCATTATGCATTCTGGAATAAGAAGAAGTTGTTTGCACCTAAAGTACATACACATCTCTCACTCAAGAAGTTAACCGTCATTGCATCTAAAGAAGATGTTCTTGCTCCACCAGCAGAACCAGTGATCCAAGTTTTATATCTTCTATCTTCAGTTTCAGACGCTCTGTATCTCACATGTAAGAAAGGTCTCTTAGCATTCTTACCTAAGATTTGGTCATAAACTGTAGTTGAACCAGCAGGAACTAAAAGTCCGTTGATTGCACCAGCAGTTAAACCTCCTCTCATAGTAGGATCGTTAAGATATTTCCAGTCAGATTTATAGAAGTCATAACCTCTTCTAAATCCTGTGAAACCTAAGTTAAGAGCCATATCCTCATCATTATCAAATAGACCGTATGAAGTACCACCCGCTCCGTAAGAGTTTTGAGCAGCTAACATATCGTCAATATCAAATGAGAATTGTCTGTTAACAAAAAGAACATTTTCTTCAATAGAACCTTGCTTATCCAATCTTTGGATAACAGCATCAAAGTCTGCTAATGCCGCTGGGTTACCACCGCCATAAACATTACCTCTTTCTCCTACTACGTAGAAAATACCCTCAGAACCTTTGTTACCTGGGCTTGTAGATGTTAAAGTAATTGCAGATACACCAGAACCAGCGTCAGCAGGAACTGCTTCTATCATTGCTGTTTCAAGATAATCTTCAAATCTTAATCTTGTATCATGCTCTGATTTCAAATACCATAAGTATCCGTCAGCACCATTTTCTGATGTAACTTCTACCCATCCTATCTGAGCCATGTCAGAACCAGAAACTTCATAAGTATCTTTAATAATGATTGGTGAATTATCAAAAATGAAGTCGTCAGACTCTAAAGAGTTTGCCATTCCTTCACTTCCTTTTGCAAATTCAGAACCATAAATAAAGATTGTACAATCTACACCAGCTGCCATTGCTTGGCCTGTTCCTTCATAATACGCTACTGTAATTTGAGGAGGAACGTTTGTGTAGTTAACAGCTGTAATAACTGCTTTGTTAGTCAAATTAGATCCAGCCGTGTTGTCTGAAATCATAATTGTTTGACCAACTCTTAAAGCTATACTTCCTTGTCCTGCAGTAGTAGTACCGCCTGGAATAGTAGGAGTAAGGTCATCTTTGATGTCCCATGTAGCCGTGTTAGCTCCTGCGACTCCTGCAGAATCACATGATGTATATTTAATATGTAACCTTCCTTGTTCAGCCCATTTTATCATGTCTGAGTTAGAAGGCATTTCAGCACCTACCATTCTTAAGAATGATGATACTGTTCTATTACCATATCTTTCAAATTCTTTTTCATAAGTATCAGGAAGATACTGATTTAAGAAATCGAAATTGGTAATATAGTTTTGGGGCATTGCTACTCTTTCCGCTGATGGGATTAAGTCAAAGCCCGGTGTTGCGTTTACTGCCATAATTTCTAAATTTTTTAATTAATGTTTAACTTTTTTTAATACTCTTAATTCGGAGTCCTCTTCCACTCGATGTATCTCCAACTGAACGAATTTTTAATCCATTCTTACTGAAGGTTTGAGGTGTTTTACGAACCATGTCAATGTTTTTTGATTTTTTACTTACATCGTCAATAGCTTCCGCTTTACCTTGCTCATAAAAAAATCTGGCAAACTTTTCAGGATTAGAAGCAATTGCTATTGCTCTATGGTATCCTTTAGCATCTTTCATCATACCTGTTTCTCCATCCATAAAAGGAGAGATAAAATTAGTATAATCCGACTGTTTGTTTTTCAACTCAGTCGTATCACCAGGTTTATAAGTGTAAGACTTGTCATTAACAGAAATTTCAAAACCTTTGAAATCCTGACTGAAAACTTCATTTGTTTTCTGTGTAAACCAGTCATACCTTTTTTTACGAGCTTCCTCTTGAGTTTTGGATTCTTCCATGTAACTCTTATAGCGTTTAAATTCTTCGTCTTGCTCTTTAGAACTAACTCCCGGGCTTGACTCAAGTGGTAGTTTGTATTGTTCTTTTTGCTCCTCAAAAAACTTTCTCGCTTTTGAAAGTTCTCTTTTTTTGGCTAACTTCTTTTTCTTTACAACTTTTTCTTCATCTAACTCCGAATCAAAACCAAATTTATCATCAATTAAGTCTTGAATATCAATCTCATCTAATCCTTCTTCTATAGCTGCATAATAATCAGTCAGCACTTTTTCGTCATCAAGTTTGGTGTAGTCTTGCTGTAACTTAGCAAAATCACCTAACCCACGACCCGTTTCTTTTTTATATTTAAAGAACGCTGAAACATCTTCGGGTAAATCTTCATTAGCTTTTTGTTGAGCAAACAAATCATCTACCGATGATATTTCTTTATTGTATCTATTCTTAATATATTCAAGAATATCTTTATCTTCCAACGCCTGTTCTTTTACAGGTGCTTCTTCTTTCTTTTGTTCTTCTTGTTGTTTAGGTTCTTCTACATTTTTAACTGTAGCGTCCTCTACTTTTTCTATTTTTTCTACTGGAGTTTCTTCAGTTTTTAAATTTTCTTCATGTTTATCCAGTAACTCTTTTTCTATTTCTTGTGTTGATTTAGTTTCAGCTTCACCAACTAATTTTACCGTTAATTTAGGTTTTTCGTTATTTTCCATTTTATTTAATTTAAGTTTTTACAAAGTTAATATTTATTTATTTATTTATTTTAGCTAATTATCTTGGGTCAAACTCTGCTAAATCAAAACCATCTAAACTATCTTCATTAGACTCAAAATTTTGAGCAGGTAAATTTCTTTTACGTTGTTCAATCATTTTAGATTGTTGAGTGTTAGCTTCCGCTATTCTTTGAGATTTACCTTCTTCTCTCATTTTTTCTCTTTCATCCATTTGAGATTGTTCCATCCCTTTTAATTGCATTTGATAACTAAACTCTAATCCCATTAACTGCTCTTTTAATGCCGCTTCATTTTTCATTTTTTCTATAGCCATAGCAGTTTCTGCTTGAGCCACCTGCATTTTAGATTGCGTTTCAGCTTGCATTTTTTGCATAGCAGCTTGAGCAGCCGCTTGTTGAGACTGCATATTAGTTTGAGCAACCATCTGTTGTTTTTGCATTTCTTGTTGTTGTTTTTGCTCTGCTAATTGTTTACGTTTAACTTTCAACAACTGATTAGCCATTTTTATATTTTTCATTTCTCTAATATCTATAGCGTCTTCTAAATTAATATCCTGCTTAGATAAAGCCATTTGAATGTTTGCTTCTAATTGAGCTTTTTGTTCTTCATCCGGACTCATTTCTATGAAAATACCAAAATCATAAATATATAAATTACGTATTTGTTCTAAAATATTAAGATTATACTTACCTATCTGCATAGCAAACTCATCTTTAAAATCTGCATATTCTAAAACATCAGCACAACGTAATGATAAAGCTTCAGCTAAAGTTCTTGTAATAAATAAACTTCCTTGTAAAATATGACGAGTAGCTGTATTAGAATTTAAAGCTGCAAGTTTTTGAACTCCAACTAAAGAATTAGGATCAGGTGTTGATCCGTCTCTTGCCTCATTTAATCCTGTGACAGACCTAATCATATTTAAATAATGATTGTAATTACTAATTAACATTTGCATTTTCCCTCCTCCACTATTAGAAGTTAATTGGGAAATAGGAACTTTAGCATTATTAAATTCACCATCTTGAGTATAACTTCTACCTATAACACTACCGGTTTGAAAATATAAACGTAAAGCGTCTTCGGGGTTATAAGCGTTACCTGTTCCTAAGTCTACCTCATTTAATCCATCCGCATCTATAAAAACTCCATCAGGAACCATTCGAGCAATAACTTGTTGTATTTTTAAATGAGTAATTTGAATTAAATCTGCAAAAGGAACCATCCTTCTTACTAAAGATTCTACTACTCCTTTATACATACGAGGAGCACAAGCCACGTAGTTAGACATAGCATATTGACTTGCTGAATTGGGACGCACCATGTTTTTCATCATGTCCCATTTAATTATAATATTAGTACCCATTACCATTACCCCCTCATACCACACATCTATTCTTTTTTCTATTTTTTCAAACTTACCTTCGTCCATCATTTCTTGAGGCGGATTAAACTGATCATCTTTTTCTACAGTTTTAAAACTACCATCAGCCATTTCTTTTTTCTTGTAAACAAAACTATTAGTGGTTTTATAGTTAAAATATAACAAAGTACAAGTATCTCTATAAAACATACTGTTCTCATACATTTGAGCAACATTATAATAATCATACCAAGCTTGACTGTATTTAGATATTTCTTCTAAATCTTTTTGAGTTAAGTCAGGGTTAATTTTTAAAACTTCTCCAATCGGAATAGTTTTAAGTTCTCCCCAATAAAAACAATCTTTAAAATAAGGGTCTTCCGTATAACTATATACTACATGAGCTGGATCTACATATTCAACTCTAACTCCATCTCCTTCTTGAAAAGTGTGTTTACACATTCCTATACCTATTGTAGCAATATCATAATCAACTCTTTTTCGTGTATCATTATAATGGTTTTCTTCTAACATAGTATTAATAGCTACTTCATTGGCTATTTCTACGGCTGGTTTATAATTCATTTGCATATACAACTCCATCTCTGTATCGTTTTCAGGAAGTTGTTCTGGATTTACTTCAAAAACATTTACTTCAAAGTCTTTTTCAATTTGTTCGAATAATCCTTTAGCCAACATATTTCTTTCTACCATTGACTGGAAGTTACTTCTTTTTTCCGCAGACAATGCATCTTGAGCATAACATTTAACATCAAACAATCTATCTGACATTCCGTTAACCACTATGTCTACAAACTTAGGTATAATAGGAACCGGAGTCCAATCTAAATTTAAATAAGATAAATCTCCATCAACAGCTAATTCATTTTTATATTTAGCTACTGATTGTTCACCTCTTGCGTAAAGACGTAATTTGTGAAATTCTAAGAATTGATTATAAAAACGGCATGACAAACCGTCTCTTCTAAACCACTCGTATTGTATCGCCTGACCTACCTGTAACCCAAATTCTTTTGTGGCCTTCTGTGAATCAGACACAAATTGATCTGGAAAGGCTGCAGATTGTATATCTATCTGGATTCCTTTCATCTAATTATTTGACTTATAGTACTACTATTATTATACTTTGCAAAGTTAATACTTATTTTTGATTTTTGTTTAGAGGGGGTATATAAGTGTTTTTGATTAGCCATAATAGCTAAACCACTACTTATAGACGCATCATATTTTGTTCTATTAGTGATATCAAACCGAGCCCAGTCTTCTAATGTTCTACCAAAATA